GAGGATAGTGAGTCCGTTATTGTTTATGTATTTATCGACAAGTGTCCATTCGGGGTTCGATTCTAAAAATTCGCTGATGGCTCTTCCCAGTCCAACTATAACTTCCTCACGGGTAAAATCATACATCTTCATTTTTTCGTCTATGTTATGTTGATTCCGGACACTTTCACTGAATATTTCATCGACCGTCGTGTCGTGCATAATAATGTATTTTTTGACGTTTTTTCCGAATTTGGTTAGTTCGCGTTTGAGTTGGCCATACACATGCCACGTGTCAATAAATACTAAATCATATTCGTATTCCAATTTCAACTCCAGGTTTGAACACCATGAATGCAAAATGCGAACATCCAATTCTTTTGTGTTTTCTAACATTTCGTCAATATTACATGGTGTAATGTCATTCAAGTGTAAGAGTTTGTTTGGGCATTCATTTGCCAGTAATCCTTTTAGTAACGCCCATGAAGATACACATTTACGGACCCCGCATTCAATGACGCTTTCGCATTTGGATGCATAGGATAAAAGAATGGGTAAATGTTCGTGTATATCCGATGGGGTGTTACATAATTGAATATATTTTTTGTCTATATATTCAATGTTCGAATTCATATACACTCTAGTCTTCATATACAATAGTCAATATATTATTTGAATTATCTGCCCAAAAACAATTTATTCGCGGGGCATTTCATTGTTCCATTTTCTACATCTTCCAAATAATCGTCGTAATTATAAGAACTGCTGTTTCGATTATTTTGATTGTGTGCGTAATATCCGAAAATACCCGGATCTTGCAATAACTCCGGGTGTTCGGCACAAGAAATCAATCCTAAAATTCTCTCAAACGCCATTCTGTCTTCGCGACACTTTACCTCGTTCAATAAATTCACCAGGTGGTATTTCTCCATGATACGTTTTAAATAATCGTAATCAATGACCGACATTGCCCCCCAACATCCATTCCATTTCGATTTGTTTTGGAAAAGCGCAATCAATTCCGAACTGTGATTCAATGAACGCAGAATCCTCTCGATTCTGGCACTATCTTCGTATTCGCCTCCTTTGAAATGCCAGAGAAATTGGATATCTTTCACATTATCATGGGGAATGGTGTTGTGTAACATGACGGAATCGTGGATATAAATAGCCAGGTCAAACCAGTGATGTTTATAGAAATAATAATAGGGGAGTAGTTCGCCGGATTTCTTGAATTCTGAGTCGATAACTATGCAATTATCCAAGTTGACATCGGTTTCAGTGACAAATTCGTAATTGGAATTGTCGTCGATAATGATGATCGGTGTTGTGGGGTAATGTTCGCGTATCCGGGAAACACACGTCTTCCATAACCGGTTTGATTTCTCCGAATTCACATGTCGTGTAAGGATAAACCCGGCCTTGCGTTCTCCGCGTCTTTCAAACGATTCTTGAACATTCCAAAATTGCATATAGAATAACGCGCACAACAATAGTAGTACCATTATTGTTGCGCGGTACACATAGGTGGCGCGTTTCATATAGATTTCGAGAGAATATTTACCGGAAGGGAATACCATCCTAAATCACCCGTAACTTTCTAGAATCGTTATATGATGTTCCTTATCAACATTTTACCAATTCTATTGAAAATTATTTTAGTATGTTGAAATCACGATTACAAAAATTAGACGGATTAACACACCCAGAATTAAAGGAAAATATAACCAATACCATAAGGAATATACCAAAAGATAAATACCAAAAGAAGGGAATAACGGCATAAATCACCCGAAGGATTTTATTCACCCGTAACTTTTTAGAACAATAATACTAGGTAAGTGCGTACCGTGGCTGCATGGTTGGTAACATAAATATTATTTGACCGAATAATATTTACAATAATATAGGAATAACCCGTAGTCTCTCGGGTGATATGGGTCGTTACGCACTTTCAAACAAAACAAATAGTATGAACGTAAAAATCATCGTGTAGATTGTATAATATCCAAAGTAAATGAAAGATAAGACCTTTCTTTTACTTTTTACAAACATTAACGTCTAGTCATATGGGGTTTTGCCCATATGACTAGCCATTAAATTATGATCAATAAATCCACAACATATTATTTGGTTTGGTGTAGTTATGGTAACAAAAATAAATAGTCTCTGCCCAATGTTTCCTTACGACGATTCCGGCGGCGGCTTATAGAAATCCGTCATCATCATTATTTGGTCGAATCGATAGACATAGGATTCGCCATAAATAAACGAGAGGACATACGTAATGGCAAAATAGATGGTCTCTTCCGTCAAATAAATCAAATACGGATACAAGAAAAAGACGGTTAGCCAAATCGTGTCCCAGAATTCACTTCTCTCGATTCCGCGCACGTATTGTTCGAAAAAGAGGACGTGAATCAGAGTAAACAGAAAAATATAAATGAGCAAGAGAAAGCTATTCACGTATTTCATAGACGTGTACATTTGCGTTTGGTAATAAGCCAATCTCTCATTTGCGGCTAGATCCTGTTTCACGTGCACCAAGGAATTGCTAATGTCGGTCGTCTGGCGTGTGATATAGTCCGTCCCCATATTCGAGTTTTATATATGGCTCGAATTATTTATTATAAGAACCATATTCGAGAGACGTGGCATCCATGGCCGCCACGGCGGGTGCATTACTAAACGGCGGCAAAGTCAGATGTTTGAAATCAAACGCTTGTTCAAGGGTGGAAAATCCATTTCGGCGACACATATTGTTACCCGAATCCCAGTAGTTCGGACAACACTCCTGCCCTATACACACATCCTGGGAAAGCAATCCAGATAATTGACCCTTATTGATTAAATCAGTCGAGGCCGCGGTACCGCTTGCATCATATACAGGCGGTAAATCCAGCTCGTCGTAATTGGTTTGATCGCGCGAAAAGAGTTCGACCGCGGCGTACCATAAATAAAAAGCGACATACACGATCACCAACAACATAGCGATATCAAATGCCACCGAAGGAATCGAAGAAAATTGCTTCTGTAACGTAGTTATGCCTAAATAAAGACCCACAGTCACAATCAAGACAATCAGAATCTCAATGTATTTGTGGTATCTCTTGCGATAACTATCGTTCAATTCCAAGGCGCGCTGTTGAGAGGCAACTGCGGCGTCAATATTGTTTTTCTTTAATTGAAGACGTCTGGTTTCTTCATCGATAAAACTGAATTCAGTGATGGATGACATGTATTTTATAATAGAATGACATCTTTTTCCATTTTTTGATCTAACTGGTTGCCTCTCGATTGGCTATCATGATGGTCAAAATAAGTACCGATACGCCCGCGATGGCAGACAAGGCATAGATCGTGTTTTCCTGCGACAAGAGTTCGGAAACGTCTTGATACTGGCTTTCTCCTATGGTGGGAACATACCCGGGCGTTCCAGGTGGAAGTTGGACGGACCCGGATAGATCCATACCATACAACGAGTTGTTGCGTACTGTTTCGTAGGCAGATGTTAAATTACCGGTGCTAAACCCTTCACTCAAGATGGAATAACTGGATCCCGAAGACGAACTATATGGCGTGGCCATTTTATTATTCCTAAACATATATATTCGGCAGAATTCATCTCTGGCATTATACATTTTTGAAGACGTAAAAAAGAACGGTGGTTCCAAGCATGGCGACGAAAATCCCCGTCAACATGGAGGTCTGATAATTGGAGTCGTAGAACTCGGCCAATGTACCGGGGGATTTGTATAATTCCTGGTATTGTTTGTCGATATACGACTGGGTAGACATGATGTAATCCGAAGGAAGGGTTCCTGTGTAGGTTCCTTGGCTGGATCGCAAACTGTCGGAAGGGGGAGATGAAGATAAAGGTAAAGACACTCCGGAATAGTCATATACGACATTCGAAACATCAACAAATACCAACACGTGCGCGGTACCATCGACGGTACCATCGGAATTCTTCTGTTTTAAAATAAAGGTGTGGGTATCATACCAAATGCCATCATTCGAATGTATACCCAATGTCCCGTATTTGTTTCCAATAATACGTCTACAATCGGTTATCTTGTTTATCGATGCATCAATGATAATACTCGCCATTTCTATATACTAAACCCCGAAGAATTCAATCATGGTGCTGGCGTAGAACCGATTTTGGGCAAAGCAGGCAAAGCGGGCAACACATCTTTATTGACATAAATATAGTAGACCAACATTCCGACGCCAAACACCATATTTACAGTAAAAATAAGTTCGCGGTTATACAGTTTTTTGATATCATCGTACTTTACCTTGGCAGCACTCAACTCTACCTGGGAACTCTCCAACGTCTTTGCGGCATTTGCATTCGCACTACACACGGCGTTGGGGGTGTTGCTTCTACACTCCTCGGTACTGTTATAAAAATAATCATTTGCGGTATACCCTAAGACAACGGGGGTCGACATGATTTTTGCTATACCTTGGAGGATGATATTCTTTGCATCCATCCTACACTCCTAGACACAAACTCGATAATACGTGTTTTGCATCGCCGTCGGGCTATTTCTCTCAATACGACAGACTTGCCCCGGCCGCAAGCATATCGCTAAAGAAACTGGATCGAACCGGGACACTTCCGGCAATTGTTTCGTGGAAGCCAAATTGTACTTTTTCAAGACTTCTTCCGTCTCTTGGTCCGTTAATACCGAGGTCGGAGGCACCAATTGATGGCGCAATATATTAAACAGCAGGCGATTCAAATTATGCACCACGATGAAATATCCGTGGTGATCGTACCAGTATTTCAGTTTGTCGAGAAGCGACTCATTGGGCTCGCTATCCACAATCAAAATAAGCGTGTCGCTCTTGGTCAAGACATTATCATTTTCATACAAATCCTCAATGATTTCTCCAATCAATTTGGGGCTGGCCATTTTCTTGGTTCCGCAAAGATAGCGCACGTAGGCTTTTTTCCCCGAAGACGTCGAGAGAAGCATGTCCAATTGCTCGTGTTTTAACATGGTATCGATTTCATTCATGCTAAATCCCGTGTATTCCGAAACCTCGTAGTCGATGGATTCGAGAATATCGAGCAAATTCTTGCGCGAATTATAAATATTGATGGTTCGATTGGACGTAGTGGCCGACATGATTATATGGGATATGACTCTATTTATTTATGTGTATTGTGGCTTCAATTTTTATCGTGTCTAATTCCCGCCTCCCAATTTATGAATGACCAATTTGCCAAAATCGGTGGCCCCCTCAAACAATGTCTTTTCCGGTATCTCTGGAACCATCGGTGTTTCGATTCGTTGCGGTTTCTGTATTTGCAACGTCGTAAACGTCGGCTCATAGGCATTCGCCGTAGGTTCCGACGAACCCGCCGGTTCTTGCCCGGCGGAATGATCGTTTCCATTCACAATCTTGATGATGGGATTCACATGGATTTGTGGCATAGGCGAGTCAAACGACATGTGAGGCGGTGCCGCCGTAGCGACCATCGGAGATGGAGAGACCACGTTTTGGCGAAGTCGCATGGCGGCCACCGAATCGGGACGAATCAATTCGTCGCATTTCGCAATTTGAATGGCGTCGTTGTCCATGGACTGAATCGTGAGAAGTTTGGCGCCCTTTTTTCGTACACTCCAAAGATGGTCGGCAGGAAGACCCAATTCTCTCGATCGGATGTAATACACGTTTCCTCCCAATTGATAATCATCCACACCTCCTCCTACCTTCTTTTCACCTTGCTCCTGCGGAGCAGAAAACAAGCTCGAAACCGTCTTGGCGGCGCTTTCCAAAAACGTCTCTTGTTTCGGTTCTGGTTTCGGTTCTGGTTCTGCGGGTAAAGGCACAGCAGGATTGTACGGTAACGATTCTGGGCTCAACTCTTCTACGGGGGGAACGTATGCAGGAGACGTGTCTGGATAGTCCGGCGTCAATTCGGGTTCTTCTACAACAGGTAAAGGTGTTCGTATTGGCGGTTCGACGACTTGCAACACATTCTTGATGGAAGCCACCAACTTTTCCGGGGTCATGCTCGGGTCGATCGTAAGACGCCCTATGTTGTCGGAAAAAGCCATGTTCTCCATCTGGTCAATGTTGTCTTCTGTAATGATGCGCAACTGTACGTTGATGGCCTGGAGTTCTTGAATGAGCAACTTGAGAGAATAAGGTACTTCCACCAAACTGAATTTTCGCCCATATTTCGACACCGTTTCCAACGTGTATCCGGTCGAACTGGTCTCCCCCTTGAAAAACTGGAGCGGCCCATCTGCCATCGGGCTCAAAAACCTCTTTTTGGTCGGGTTATAAATGGCCAAAAGACCCGTTGTATTGCACACGGCCATGCAATATTTGTCCCCCCGTTCCATCATGCTTTCTCTCAAAAAGTCCGTCATGCCATGCGAAATCAATACATCGCGCTCCATCTCGCCGATTCTTAGACCTCCATCGTTGGCGCGTCCCGCCACCGGCTGTTTGGTGAGGGCGGTTCTCGGCCCGAGCGCGCGATAATTGACCTTGTCCTTCACCATGTGTTTCAGACGCATGTAGTAATTCGGTCCCACAAAAATCTCCATGTCGATCTGTTCTCCCGTCATGCCATTGTACACAATCTCGTTCCCGCTCGAATGGTAGCCGAGACTCGGCAACAATTTCCCAAACATGGCCGCCTTCGACCCCTCATTGTTGAACGCCGTGCAATCGCTGAATCCCCCAAAATGGACCGCCGCTTTCCCAATCAAACACTCCACCAAATGGCCAATCGTCTGACGTGTCGGGAGTGCATGCGGGTTGATAATGAGATCCGGGCGGATCCCGTCTTTCGTGAAGGGCATGTCTTTTTCCGGAATAACGAGCCCGACGGTGCCTTTTTGACCAGCGCGACTGGCCATTTTGTCGCCCTGGTTGGGCACGCGTATTTCGCGAATCCGGACTTTGGCGATTCTCTCGCCTTCTTCGCCTTCAGTAATGAATGCCTTGTCGACCACGCCGAGCTGCCCCTTTTTCGTGGTGACCGACGCGTCTTTTCTCCTGCCATCCTGTCCGCTTGCCGTGTATCCAATCAAAATGGTCTTGTCGTCAATCGGCGTGTTCTCTCGAATTAGACCATATTCATCCAGCTTGCTATAATCATGGCCGGGTTTTAGACCCATCACGGTGGGGTCCGATTCAATGCACGTGAATTTCTTGTCCATCACTTGATCGCCCACTTGTTTTCGCTCTTCGTGTTCTTGATAACTGGTATAATAGGTGGTCTGGAAAAGACCGCGTTTGAGAGCCCCCTCATTCACCAGAATTGCGTCTTCCACATTGTATCCCGTGTAACACATGATGGCCACGATTGCATTCTCTCCATAGGGGTTTTCTTCCCGGTTCAAATGCGTCATGTAGCGCGATTTCAAGAGCGGTATTTGTCCCTGGTTCAAGACCACCGCCGTCTTGTCCATCCGCACTTGGTAGTTTGTATGATAGACCGAACAGGCTTGCCTGCTCTGACTGCATGAAAACGAAATACGGGCAGCGGGGTTGTTTTCCGGGAAAATCACCTGATTGCACATGATCCCGAACAAGAAGGAGGGGTGAATTTCCATATGAGTGTATCGCGCCTGTTTATCGGGATGATTCGTCCAGTCGCCGGCATTCTGAGCAATGAGTGCATGTTCCGATTCGTTTGAATCAATGTACTCAATGACGGCCTTTTGTTTCAAAAACTGGTCTAATTTCGCGGGGTTCGTCTCGCCGTTTGACCCCTCATACAAATCTCCGAGAGCCCGGATTTGGATATCGTTGTAATGATACTTGGCGTCGGCGCGTTTTGGATTGAAGCCAGACACCATTTCCGACCAGTTGATTTCGCCGTCTTTCAACCGTTTTCCATGCATCTGAAATGAGAACTGTCTGGTAATGTCGTCCTTGTAGAAAATGGGTCGACACATACGCCCGGCGTCCGTATAAATCTGTACCATGTTTTGCCGGATATCAAACGCCACACTCGTATGAATGGGCAAGAGACCATTACGACGATAAAGACGCATTTTTGCCACCGTTTCCAAAGGCGTCTCCACCATTCCCGCCCAATATCCATTGACAAAGACTTTGGTTTGCGAAGCGAGAGATGCGGGCAAACATTCCGTCACCCGTTTCATAGACACATTCTCGTATAACCAAGCAATCATGTTTTCTCTCGAGTATCCTCGCGAAACATACGTCGTGATGGCAAACGTCTTGTGTAATCCGATATTCGCCCCGTCGGGGGTATCAATGAAATCAATGTATCCCCAATGAGAACAGTGCAGAATACGCGGACCGACCACTTTCAGACTCGAATCCAGCGGCAAATTGATTTTGCGTAAATGGCTAAGGGCCGAGTTGAACGAGAGGCGATTCAAGTCTTGGACAATGCCCACGCGTTTCGTATGCGCGGTTGCACCCCACGATCCCTTGAAGGCTTTGCGAATGCCCTCATCCACGATACGGTTCCCGAATATTTCCCGGTAATTGTTGTAGACGAGCTCAAACAAATTGTGCTCATATTCATTGTTGTTGAAGTAAATGCGCGACTCGAACTCCTGGAAAATCGACTTTTGTTGCATGGCATAATATTCCTGGAACAAATCGCGGAACAGGGTCCCGAACGGCTCGATGCGCTTATACTTCAAATGGTCGCGGTCCGTTTCGGAATCGAGGTTCATGGACGCCGAGAGAAGGCGAAAGACCATGTGTCCCAGGAAAAACGCCTTTTCCGTAAAATTCGACTCTCCTATATGCGGAAGGAAAAAATCATGGAGTACTTCGAGGGCATAATCGGCGGAGTGATATTTGGTCAATTCGCCGATATAGGTGAGCGCCAAAGATTGTTGCAAAATACCTCCGGCGTCGTGGACACTGGGGACAAAGGCGTCCACCATGAACTCGTATTTGTCCATATCCAAGAGACACGTCTGAATAATCTCTCGATCGGAGAGAATACCCAGCGCGCGGAATACGATGAAAAGGGGAACGGGGGCGCGTACATTGGGGATATTGACCACGATTTGCTCGTTGGTAAAGGAGTTGGAAGGCGCCATGAGCCGCACCGACATGCCGCGTTTGGGTTTCGATACATTCTCGGAAACGGACCGGATCTCGGCCGACCAAAGAAAGTCATCGGCAACACCCTCTTCATGGGGGGCCGATTTCCCCCGTTTTATATAAATCAGGTTGTCGCCGAATTTCTCTTGTACCGCAATCGTCTTTTCTTTTCCGGCAATGATGAAATAGCCGCCATTATCGTTACGACACTCGCCGAATCCGTGGCGTAATTCTCTCGACATGCCATGCAAAATGCAGTGTTTGGATTGTACCATGATGGGGATTTTTCCTAAATATATTTTTTCGAAAACCATGGTCCGTTTTTGTGTGTTGGGGGACACCATAGATTGATCATTTAGATCGCGGAGTTTCGCGGCCTGGTTCGGTGTCAATTTGGCCCGTTTTATAAGGTTTGAGCCGCCGAGGCTTGAACCGACATGGTTTGAGCCGCCAAGGCTTGAACCGACATGGTTTGCGCCGCCAAGGCTTGAACCGACATGGTTTGAGCCGCCGCCAAGGCTTGAACCGACATGGTTTGAATCACCGCCAAAGATCTTTATCCCAGAATCCGTGACCCCATGCGACATGCCAATCGAATTGTCAGACAAGACCTGGTTCGAAAGCATTATATCTGGATCCCCGCCCGCCGCCTTGTAATTCACCACATGCGCCGCTTGTTCTTCCATAAAATGGCTCGTGTAGTCTTCGTTCCCGCCTTCTTGCACGTCTTCCCCTTCTCCTCCTACAAATTCCGGCCCAATGACATACGGTTCTTGCCCGGGTTCCAATACATCGATCCATTCCACTTCCAAATCGTAGTGGACCGTCATGGCATAGGTCATGTTTCGTAGACGCGCCTCATTGGGATACATGTAGTGCGCGCCGCGTTCTTTGTCGTGAATCATGGGTTTTCCAAAATACACACGTGTTCCGTCTTTTCCTCCCAAATAAAGATGGCATTTGTGCTGGTTATTGTTCCCGGACACCAAGGTGATGGGGTTTTGGTCACGAAAAATCGCAAAAATGTCTTTTTCCATAAAATCATCGTACGACTCGATATGGTGCGAAACCAAGTGTTGCGTATTCTCGTTAAAATGCGCATGAATGAGACGCCACAACACTTGATTATCTAGCGTTGGGTCGTTTGTATTCGAACTCATGGTATCTCGTATATACTATCACCGAATAATATTCCATATCCTTTAGCAGAAAAAATAAAATATACAAGACTCTTATAGAAATATACAATGAGCAACGTTGTCAGCGATCTTTTCGGCCCCATTAGCAATGAATATTGCCTCTACTTCTACATTCTCTCCGTGATTGGTCTCTTCTTCTTCGTCATTGTCTTTATTGGTATCGTGTACACCGGCGTCTCCAAGAAGATGGGCGTGGAGTTCTACTTCATTTCCATCCTCTACAGTTTCAATTTCCTCTTGATGTATCTCCAGAACCGTCTCTTGTTTAACATGTGCGGCAACAGTATCTAACTTTATTTAAGCATGAATTTTATAGTTTGAAGGTAAAATTCATGGATGTGTTGTATTATAGTAATTATTGTAAACATTGCCAAAAAGTCTTACAATATTTAGTGAAAAATCGCCTTCAGCAAACCATGAATTGTTTGTGTGTAGACCGCCGCGTCCGGAATCCGTATACCAACCAGACCTTTCTCGTAACGGATACGGGCGCACAAATCATTCTTCCCCCCAACATACACCGCGTTCCGAGTCTCATGTTGGTGAATGACAAATACCGGATCTTGGTGGGCGACGATATTTACAAACACTTTACCTCGCGCGTTACGCAGCAAAACAACGTTGCCACGAAAAACAATGGCGAACCAATGGGGTATTTATTCGGCGCCTTGCCCAACCGTGTCAATGTGGTTTCCGAGCAATACACCTATTACAACATGAGCCCGGAAGAATTGAGCAGCAAAGGACGTGGAGGTATGCGCCAGCTGCACAATTACGTCCCCGCCACCCACGACCTCTTTTCCATCTCCACCCCCGACGAAACATATCGCGCCGACAAAATCGGCAACCTCTCGATGGAATCCTTGCAGCAAAAGAGGAACGAAGAGATTTTAGCCGCCATGCCACCGAACCCGGGGTCGATCGACGGCCTTCCCGCGTATGGCACCCAGGTACAACCCGTTTATGCCCCGGTGCAAAATGCGGCGGCCCAGCCTGCCTTCCCCGCCCCCATCAAGACGCGTCAATAAATTCGAATAAAACGATATAAACTTTTCGCCTAGTATATACTTACCGAATCAACATGGACGCAAAGACCGACAAAACCACCATCACCAAGGCATTCAACAAACACTTTTTCGAGTTCATGGACGACATGTTGTCCATTTACCCCGACAACAAGGTGTTGAAAGGAGGACGCAATTCGTTCGACACGTTTCGCCGTCTCAATCCCACGAGTATCATCAAGGTCTGGCACACATTCATCTATCTGCCTTACCGGAATGAAATCGACCAAGGGAACATGGACTATTTCCTAGACAAGGATTATTCCTCCGATTTGAATCGCGCCATTCTTCATAACAAAAACAAGGTGTTGGATCAGATTGATGCTCTGCGCGAACCCATACGCGAAATGAACGAGGTAAGTCGGCAACATACGATGCGCTATTTACAGAATTTGTGTAAATTGTCGCACGCTTATTCGACACTCTAATGGTTCAATCAAAATATTATTTTTCTAAAAAAATAATATTTATTTACTCGACATTAATGCAGATATTGCCAGGCAGTTTTGTGCGTGAAATGGAGTACCAAGGTGAAGACCAACGCATGCACCGCGGCAACCGTCCACTTGCTACCTCCCGGGGGAAGCGAAAGAAGAATGCCCGGAGTCAAGAGGAAAAAGAGGACAAACACATAGAGAGACATGTAAACGTGCCACATGGTTCAAATATATATTATATACTACATTTTTCCCCTAAAGGCGCAGAAACATCCGACTCTTCTTCGTACCGCAAATAATACAACATTTTATTGGGAGGTACAGAATCAAAATAGTCGCGCACAATGCGATGTGTTATTTTCTCCTTCGTCCCCGTTTGAATCGATGGCAAGTAAATGGCATGATGGATTTTGGACGCGTGGATGAAATACTTTTTCGCAATCCGCCGGTTCTCCTTCAAGACATAATACGAAATATACGCATTGTGCACCTCCGTAATGAACGAATGGTATTGCGTGTAAAAATCGTAAAAAATTCCCTTATACATGGGGAACCAACTCAAGAATTCAGACACCTTCTTTTCCCTATACAAACACAAGTATTGGAATTGCAAATTGGGATGATTTCCCCGTAATTTGCGCAATCTCACATAATGAGGATTGTCTAGAGAAACACGCTGGCCACTGGCGTTATGTGTCAACATCCATCCCACCGGGCAATAAATCGACATGTCATGATCGGAAGCAGCCGTCTTGTTCACCAAGTTTGCAAACTCGTCATACGAAGTCACGTGTTCCATAGGAATCGACACATGACACGCCAAATAACTCGCCGTATTTGCCCAAATCTCTCGCTCGGAAAGGGGCACATGGCGAACACGAGGGGGTATATTCCACCCATTTTCTCCGTCGAAAATGGCCTCTTCGCCCGCGTCCGTCCGGTTCACAATTTCGTAAATGGCCACCAGGGTCGCCGACGCATAATGCACCGTATAGACCATATGATTATGCGGATGCTGCAAGACGAAGGAATAGGAAAACGACTTGTCTAAGTGCTCGATGCCTGGAATATCGTCCAAGTCCGCCGTCTCGCCATGGAGCGCTTCCACAAACATTTGGCGAAACGTCTTTTGGGCCACCGCTTCCGGCATATTCGAATATTGTAAGCGATTGAACCAGTAGTCTCCACCGACCGACCCCCTGGTCGCGATTTCCCATCGATTCGCCTTCGGGTCGTAAAAGAGATTGATCATCGTCCCTTCGATCGTCTCCGTCACGGACCAATCCGCCGCCGGACCAGCGTCGGGGTATTCCCCCCGGAATTGGTCGAGAGAAATCGATCTTCGCGGGGCATACGCGCGAATATGGTGGGTCAATGGGTCGCAAACGACCGACCGGAAAAGACCCGATATGTGGTCGTCAAAACAGAGCATATCTCCATCACAATTAAGTACTTCATAAGAATGACCGCGACTGGTCTTTTTATTTATTGTCACGGGGTTCGATATACGCAGTGTGTCCAAAGCAATCATGTTATAAGAAGGGGGCGTTTACCTAATATATGCCAGAGTCTTTATATGAATTATACGAATATACACCGAGTCGAAACCATCTATAATTATATGTAAATACATTATATGTATGAATATGGATCAAGAAACAGACAAGAGTGAAAATATACTGCATTCCGTGGAATTGGGCGATGTGATTCAAATCGAAGCCCCGCAGAATCGAGAGATCCATGAACAATTCTATTATGTGTTTTACGCCGACGAAGTCCGGCTCAAATTGCTCAACACCTCCAATCAACAGCTTCTCTCGCTTTCGATCGAATCCTATGTGGCCGACGAATCCATTACCGGGATCCGTATTGTAAGGCGGAGCGAAGAGAAGGGGTTCGCCCGACAAAACGGCCTTCTCCCCCTCGTATGGGTCGATGTGCATTTTAACGGAGAGATGCCAGCCGTTCTCTCGGGCGAAATTACTAATTTAGAAGAAGATATGATTGAAATCACCACTTACCCCAATATTCGCGTCATTTACCTGGATTTCGGGTACCGCGGTATTCCGGAAGACATTCCCATTGAGAAAATCGTCATTCGCGACAAACCCGTCTCTTTGAAAACCAGTCTGCGTACTTCGCTTTCTCTCGAACAAGAAATCACGCGCGAAGAGGCCGAGTCTGCCGAAGCGACCATCGAATATGACCATCACGGCGAGTTCATTTTGCATATTCCGGAAAATGCTGCGCCCAACCTATCCTTCGACGATAAAATAGACGAGTTTCTCGATAGCCAAGACATTCTCGCGATGGAAGAAGAAGAGGATCTGGGGGACATTCTCGTCTATGTCGAAGTTCCCGAAAGCGAGAGACGGTATAGTGTGGAATCCCAGGTGGCGGATTTGCTCGGCGAACTTCTCTCCAAATCTGCCCCTTTAGAAGACATTCAGCGCCTCGTGACCAGATTCAAACAACTCCGCCAACAATTCTCTCGTTTCGACGCCAACGGAAACGTGGTCGATATCCAAAAGACGGACCCTTCGAATAAACCCGCCGTCGACCAAGTATGCGAAAATCGGGCGCGCGTACCCTGGATTCTTCCCGTCATCCAAGAACAGACGTCTCTCTATTACGACAAAAAACCCACCGTCTATTACCCCCACGACCGAGTGGAAGAAATCGACATCTTGGCCGAATTGGCCGACTTGGCGAAGACTCTTCCCGAGTACGATACCCAAGCGAGAGCCGTCTCTCGCATTCTGCACGGCCCGAAGGCCTTTGAACCAGAAACCGCTTCCCCCGTCCATACGGAGATCGAGTGTTTTGCTGCCGTGAGCGAAGAGGGAATCCAGACATTTGTTTCGAACGACGGCAAAATGCAATTCGCCAAATACGTGGTTCGCCGTGTAGAACCTGGGGAAACACGGTTGGTTCGCCAAGACGGGAAACAGAGAAAAACCCAGTATTCGAGAGAACCCATTTCGCATACCGGCGACACGACCAATCTCTCTTCTTTCGTCTTTTTACCCCAGTCTGCATGGATCCAATCCATGGCCGTTTGTCCAAGTACCGATATCTACTTGCGCTCCAAACTGGCGTCTACCCCTTTGTACCTACATCGTATGTTTCGCCCAGGAACCGAAGTGAACACGAGAGAAATCACGGATCTCTTGTCCGAATTAAAATACGACCCGATCGATTCCTTTTTGCAAACACCTACCCATTATACGCTACGAACGGATGCGCCGACCCCCCTAAACGATTTCCTCTATAATATACTTCCGCGCACACGGGCTCTCATGCAATGGACAAAACCCCAATGCGCGAGTTTGTATTCCTTCTCTCGCATCTCTTCCATGTTGGAGCCCTTTTTGATTGACCAAGACAACATTACGTTCAAGACGTATTTGGACATACGGTATTATGTCAAGGAGAAGATCAAGGAATATGTGGCGAAAATGGATGCGCGAAGAAAAGAGTATTCCATCTTGACACGGCCCATCGCGGGATCGTCTCCTTTCCCCCAAAATAGGGTGGAAGAAGTGTTTAAAGAGAACCGCGATTTCGCCACTTTTTTCGGCGACGCCTATCGCATATCGAAATCGAGCGCCAAAATATCGTCCGCCGAATTGCTCAACGCCATTTACTTGTCGGACGCGGCGTCTCTCTACTTGCACATGATTCAGCTGGAGGGGCTCTCTTATCTGACCCTGCCGGAGAATTTGATTGAGTCGGCCATTCAAGAGACGACAGATCCGGAGAAAGTAAAGGCGCCCGATTGTAGTCAGCGGTATCTTGCAAAGAAATACACGTCTCTCGTCGAACTCCAAAAAGACAATGGGCAAGACGTTATTTTTTACGACAAGATCTACGACGACACACCCTATGGCCTCTTGGGAAAATACAAGGACGAGAGAAAGCGATTCGACGCAGAAGAGTTCCGCGAGTTTTTCGCGGAAAAACTGATTCACGAGCACCAATGCCCGCCCCATTTATCGGAAGAATTGGCCGATACAATTTTACTCGGGAAAAAGAAGGTGCATGAGGGCGAATATGCAGTCTTGGAAATAAAACCCCGGCTCGGCAATGGACTCAAACTCGATGATCTGACACCCGAAGAGAGACGGAAAACGGAGCAAGAAGCAGAACAGAGGAAAAAGACGGAATATTACAAGCGGCGTGCGACGGAATGGGTGAGAGATACGGAGGTGGACACGGATTCCTTCCTAGATACCAACGCCCTCTTTTGCAATTTGGCCAGCGAATGCAACAAATTACCCGATTCGGGTGTGTGTGTCCCCGGCGTTTCTGCCGCCATGCAAATGCGTATCTCTCAACGCGCCCGGCGTATGGAAGAATTCGATGCGCGTGTTTCCAAGTCGATGGACGATTTGCGCAAAGAATTGGAAGACACCATCCACGACGAGCGTATCCGCATTCGAAAAACGGCCTTGTTAAAAGAAAACGCCCTATACAAGGCCAACGATTATTCCCACCAACTGGGGAAATACGCAGCGTCGACGGAAACCACGGTGGAGAGTCCGAATGCGCCCCTGCTCGACTCCATTCTCGCCATACACGGATTTCTGCAAAAAAACCTGTTGTTGGACCAATTCGCCGAAAAATGTTGTCGTCCTGCGATGGATGAATTGGACGAAGATCCCCATTGGATGTATTGTATCCAGAGCAATGTGAAACTCTTGCCGGTTTCCCTCCGTCTCTTGGCCAAATCAGTCTACGAATCCCGCTATACCGAAGTGTTAGACTCCCTTTGTCGTACGAACGGGACGCTGAGCGACGACGGCGACTCGATCGTCGACCGATTTACCGGATATGTCTTGCGCAAGATTGATTACAGTGTGGAAGAAGACGACTACCCACTCGACACGCAGAATCCAAGCGACATGGCTTCCGTCATGCTCGACGTATTGACCCAGAAAACCCCCGTATTCGAAGACCCCATTGCCCAAATGATTTACAATGTGTATCGCAGTTTGGCGGGAAATATGGGAATCGAGAAAGACGTCGATGTGGAAGAGCCCGTGTTGCGCATTTCTCTCGACATGATGTACAACCCCAACATTGTGAGCACGGAAGACTACTACCGCGCGGCCATGGAATCCAAGAAAAAGAAGGATACGGACGCTGCAATCCGAATGCCATATACGACCTACAAGAACCAGACCCTCATTCTCATTGTTGCGTCCGTCCTCTTTGTCGCGGTCCAAACCCGCGCGCCTTCCGTGAAAACACGGACGACGTTTCCGGGATGTGTCAAGTCGTTTTCGGGGTTTCCGATGGACCCCAACATAGAGAATACGCCCGGCATTGGGTATGTGGCCTGTATCCTCGACCGAACCAAACGTTCTTCTGCCCAACCATGGAAATCGATCGAGCCCTTGAGCACCGCGTCTCTCGTCAAGAGAATGAAACAGACCATTCGCGATTATGTCGTCCAAAGGGACGATGTGACAAAATGGATCGAGAGAAAGCGCGAGTATTTGGCACTTCATCCGGAAGATACGGACATCCCCAAAGAAAGGAGTGTGTCCAAATGGGTCCTCTTTGCACCCCCCCTGCAACACCTGTCTCTCCCTTCCCCCCCGATTGGAATCACGGCCGAATACGCAAAAGAGGTGTTGCATGCGATGCAAAGCGGGTCGTCTACGCAGGGCCAACTGATCCAGGCAATCCATTCGAAAATCCGGAAACACGCCTATGGCATCTGCGAAATCGTCCAACACGTGGTGGCCAAGAAACGGCTCATGCTTGCAACGTCGGGAGGAGAACCCTATTTGGAGAATGCATGTTGCAATGATGGGACCGTCTCTCCCCTCCGCTATATTGCGGCCGAGAATGAAAACGCGGAACTCTACGTGAAAAAGTCGGCGAAAATGAGCGAATTGCTCGACCGCGTATCCTTTCTCTCGAAAGCACGTACCCTCTTCGACCCCGATTCCAGCCGTCTCACGTATACACACACCTCGGACAACATTGTAGAGCAGGTGGTCTATGAGGCCTTTATCTATTACGGGAATTTCGATACGGATCGCCCGATCCCCGCCTATTTGGACACGGTTTGCAAAGACAAACCGGCCTACGATCGTTTCGGTTCCATCACCGAGAAAATCTCATACATGAAGAAGCACGGGAAAAACTACACGTCCGACGACTTTTATGCCCTCATGCATCTGGTGAATCGCCAGAATCCGATCCATCTCTTACCCGAAAAGGAGATTCGATCGATTGACGGGTTCAAGGATATATTGGAGTATTTCGATTTGAAAGACTCTCCCCTCATTGAAAATGGGCTACGAAAAAGGATTTGGCGGACGATCGCAGACTATGTGTCGACCGTGATGGTGCATGAGGAGCGCGACTCCGTGAAAGACCTGTCTCTCTATTTAAAACGGGTGAACCATCGCATGCGCAACGTCGTCTTCTCCTTCCTTCAGAAAAATAGCACGTCATTGACCACTCGGACACTGGGGCAAATCAAAACCCATCTGGATTCGACCTGGTCGGTAGACGGATTGAAACCGACCCAGAATTCCGTCTATTTGATGTGCAAGGTGTTTCCAGTACAAATCGAGAACCAACACTATGACAAGGAAGCCGGATTGAAACATTGGGGGTTCGCCTTAAACCATGTGCAAACGCTACGCGCGTCGATCGACGCCTTTTATGCGGGTCTAGTTCCGTTTTTTGACTCAAATGCCACGTTTTTAGAGTATTTGAAGCGGGTTCGGCAAAACACGCATGATTTGCCTCTCTTCTTGGAACACATTCCTAGGTTCGAGCCCATGGTGAAAGAGGGCCTGACGTATTATTCTCTCTACACGAGAGAAACAATGGAGCTCTTGTACCAGTACTGCTGGTTATCCGTCTTGCACGAATACGTGGTGGTATCCACCGACGAAGACTTTCGCCAAATGCGCCAAGAAGAGATCCGGCAAACCCGGAAATCGGACCAGGACGAAGACCCAGATATGCGAGAGATACGCATTGTGGAATTGGACGACATGGAACTACGCCGGCAAGCGAGCGATTTGATCGTCGCCATGTTAAAAATCGATATGGATACCAAACGCGCAACTGACAAGACCTATTCTTCCGTCTTGGATTCCACCCTCAAATTGAAAAACCAGGACAAGAAAAAGATTACGGATTATCTGAAAGGGCTCACAAAAGACGACCGTAAAGTGGAGCAATCTCTCCGCAAACACAAATTGGGAAGATGGAATGTGGGGTTGCAAAAGAGTCTGTTCCAGTACGACAAAAAGACGTATGAGCAAGAGACGACGACGACGACGACGACGTCGGAACAACCGGATGATTTGGTCTATACGGTTCCATCTCTCGACCAAGAAGATTTAGATGTTGCCCAGGAACCAACCGTGGAAGACGAAGAGGGATATGATATTAGCAGGTTGGACGAAGACTACGAAGACGGGCATTTTTACGAGGAAGATTATGCCGAGGATCGAGAGACGGATTTCTAAAAGGTACGATACAAAAATCTCTCGAATATGTAGAAAATGCAAATCAAAAATTGGGTAAGGGTGAATAAAACCACGACGGCCATGTTGATCTTTGTTCTCTTGTTTGGAACCATTCACTGGCTAAAACCATCGCTATTTTATACGGAAGAAGGCGGGTTTCGCGAATTTGGCGTGGGATACAAACAAAAGACGGTGGTCCCCATTTGGTTGGCGGCCATTTTCTTGTCGATTTTGTCTTATTTAGCCGTCTTGTATTTCCTCTTGATTGCATCATGAGTGCATGAGTAAGAGTAAGAAAAAAATATATTTGTATTCAAATATATTTTCCAACCATGATGTCGCATTTGGTAGACGCCGAAGCCAAAGTCTTTTTAGACGCTTCCCTCCAGAAATGCCACGAAATCCGAATCAAGGCTCACCACTTCACATTCAACCTGATTATGTTTCTCTTGATCATCGGTATCGGCGGCGGGTTTCTCTATTATTGTTACACGACCAAACCCACAAAGGAAGAGACGGGTTACAAAATTATGCAAGACCAAGAGTATATTCTCTCGAAAATACGGTTTTTCCAGGAGCAGCAGGAGAAAATCAACGAATCGGCGTCGCCCATCACAGGTCTCCCCTCTTTCTCTCAAGACAAATGGAACAATGACAACACTTCTTTTCGGTCAGTCTAGTATATAATGTCGACGGAACAGAGAAACGCAGCCAACGAAAAAAACACGGCGCAGCCCCATATGAACCGGCTTTTTGAAAAATTACTAAAAGCCAAGGATGACCGCGAAATCATTGTCGCGCTTCCGTTGTACGGCCCCATTGATTTTTCCCCACTGAAAGCGAGCGGGCAAGTGACACGGATTGTGTTCAAGGAGAGGGGAGGCATTACCGAATTGACCGGTCTTCCCTCCTCCGTCGTATCTCTCGAATGCGAAAATCAGTTGTTGCATACCTTTCCCAATTTGCCGGCGAATATCGAAACCGTCCGATTGGGGAAAAACATATTCCCCGACATTCGTCTCTCGCCTGGACTAGAACGCCTCAAGACGCTTTCCTTGCCGAATTGCCAAATCAAGACGATTTCCGGCCTCCCGAAAAACTTGGAAGAACTCTATATTCCGGATAATCAGGTACGCCATCTCCATCTAGGGAACAATCCGCGCCTGCGCGTCTTGCATATTCAGCGCAACCGCACGCTTCGGGTGGAAAACGTGCCCGCTTCCATCGTGGATTTGCAAGTGGAAGAGGGGAACCCTTTAGTCGAATTGGAATACGACTATATGCCGTCTGTATCGAATGAAGACGCGCAAAAGAACACGCCCGAATACATGGAAAGTTTAGACGAATATTTCCGTCTCAAGGGAAAATACGAAACGGAGGCGAGAGAAATGCGCGAAAGGGAACGGGAAAAGGGGGAAAAACGTAATTGGGGGAAGAAGGAACTCAAGAAGCGACTCCACGCCTTGCATCCCAAGTGTGTGAATTGTCATAGACCTGTAGGCACGGTCTTTAAACGTACAGAAGGGAGATATCTAGCCTATTGTGGAGATCGAAATGCCCCCTGCGCATTAAAGATGGAATTGTTTCGCGGCGACTTTTTGAACACCGAATCGTTGCTCTATCATTTGCGCGATTCCGTATACGAACTGAAGGAGGACATTATTCAGAAAAAGATGGATGTCTTGTTTGGGTACATGGACGAGGCGGCGTCGAGAGAAGCGTTCCAGCAAGATATTGAGCATTATCATTTGGATAGTGCCGCCTACAAGGATCATCTGGAAACATGGAATGGGATCTTTTACGACGAACACCGGAAAGAATTGATTCGGGGGAAACGAGAGACGATTCACGAATTAAAAGGCGCCATGAATACGAGTTTATTAGAATACGAGAAAACGGGGAACCGCGACCTACTCCATACGATAGCGGAGGTGTATACGAAGGAATATTTGCCGGAAATACATAATTTACGCAGGTTAAATTATGAAATAATGGAAATGGAGCCAGATTACTCCAACCCAGATTCGATGGAACGGACCTTGGTGCAAAACGTGGCATCTGCGCAAAAACGGGAAATGTCGACCAAAGAGGTGCCTCGCGTGATTCAATTCATCACGGGTTTAGAGCCTAGCACCCATTGAAATTCGACACGCCATCCCATACGATACCATTGTTCAATGACCATTGTTTTTGGGCACACCGGGTGGTTAGGCCAGGGGCAATCCTTTGCCAGCCAGATTCGTTGTTGTTTAGTTGGAGATATTTGAA